CGGATCATCTTGAGGGAAAGAGATTTGACTTGCATTACGCTGTGAAGACGTATTTGACGACTCCTTTGTTGCGTTATCTTTTTAATCGAAAGGGTAACCATAGAATGTCTTTTACATTTTCAGGGAAATGTGCTGACCATAAATATTGTGATTGTGATCTTCATGTGACCGGCGTATCACCCATTCAGGACTTCGTTGTTCCACGGTATAAAGATTCTGTTAAACGAACCTTGAATATGATGTATGCTGAGATGACTGCTAGTCTTGTTCAGCACTATTCTATAGAAGGGAACTGTGTCGTGCGCAATATGGTGCCTAATATCATTGCTTATCTTGATAATCTCGCACGAGCTACTGCTGTATTTGATAATGATATAATCCGACCTCAGTTTGTTTATTCTAATCAATCTCAAGCTCAACCGCGAGTGGATGCTAGCTTTTTGCGAGATGCAACAGGTATTTTGGATAGATGGTATTTTGGTAATTTAGGTTTTAATTTTGAAGATTATGTCTGGACCGATTCGACTTTTGAATTGCGTGATAATCGTGTGTATTCTCTCGTTGAATTATGTGCGAAAACTTTGTCTTATTCTCATTACGCGTGTGGTCGTCGGTATGGTCATGTCTCATGGTGTAATACTATGGAGAATTATGGTCCTGATGACATTTTTCGTAATTTTAATGAATTTAATGTTGATAATTATACTCGAACAGAAGGGTATCATCGAGCAGTCCCATTGCTTTCTCGTGCATTAAATGTCTTATATACTCATTTTATCACTACTCGTCGTCATTTTAAAAAAATTGCTTTTGCATATAATCCAATTGAGTACGTTCGAGAGATGAATATGATGGCATCTTCTGGCATCCGTCCTGGTCCGCGTAATTCGTATGTAGTCGATGGTCATAATGTTGTTGTTGCACCAATTGGAAAAAAGATTGAGCAGATTAAATGGGCACTTGTGTCGCACCGACAGTGGGTACGCACTATGTTCGCTGGTACTTTCACACATTTAGAGAGCCATTGTGTCATTAAAGTTAAGAATGAGCGGAAATGTGCTTATGGCCAACCATTATCTAGTTTAAAAAAAATTACTCAAAAGAAACGAGAGTTTTTTATGACTAATGCTCGTCATCAGTTAAATTCTACGTGGATTAATGGGCCTCGTATTAAGCTTGAGCGTGGTAATGCCATCAATGTTGGACGATCATGGTGGTATGGTGGCGCTTTGAATTTTGCGACCTACCTTAACTATGGAGTGGCTGGTATGATGTGGTATGAGGGAGATTACTCTTTGCACGATAAGCATATTGTTGATTGGTTGTTGATGGTGTATCAAGCTACGAATTGTATTTATTATGATTTTGAGGCTATGTCTGACACTCAACGTGATGTTTTTTTTCATGCTAATGCGG